TGAAATATTTAAAATCTCCAAATAGTAAAACTTACGTTCAGTGGAATGTTACAAGTGGCTCAGGATTTTTCTCAGTTGCTTCTCAAAATGACGAATTATATCCTTCAGGAAGTGAACAACCTGCTGGAAAATTTATCACAATTTCTTATTTCTCCGGTTCACTTGGATCTGGAAATCCAGTTGGTCAAGCAATATTTCAATGGGAAAATCATAGTATCAAAAATACAAACTACGAAGAAATTACTAAAGAAGAATATGATACTTTCATATCAGCCGCTTATGATAATATCCAAACAAACTAGTAAAATAATATGAAAAATAAGGTTATATTAGTAGCAAAAAAAGATTGTCATTTTTGTGAGGTATTAATGGTTGAATTAATGGAAATTCATAAATTAAAACCTTACATTATTATGGATCATGTAGCCCCTGATTTGTTTAATGATTTTTCTAAACATTTTGGTATAAAAAGATATCCTGCTGTTCAAATTGATACTGGAGAAGAATTTATTACTATTCACATGGATAAAACTCATCCAGGAAATGATCCAAAGTATATACTTGTGGAAAACATTGAACATATGTTGAATAAAACATTAGAATTCATTTCAGAATAAATTTGGTTACCCCAGTAGTAGAACGTATATTTATATATAATTAAATACGTTATGCTACAAGCCGAAGAAATAAAACAAAATTGGGATAATTTCCTATCAATAATCGATACGCATATCACTGGCGAACGCAAAGATAAGCTACTCGAATTTTACAAGCAATACGAAGACAGATTCGTGTTGCTTCCTGCTTCTCATAAGAAAGCTTATCACAATTGTTTTCCTGGTGGTTATATAGACCACGTAATTAGAGTAGTTGATGCTGCTCTTAAATTAGATGAAGTTTGGAGAAAAATGGGTATGGTAAATACCTATACAACTGAAGAATTAGTATTTTCTGCCATTAATCATGATCTAGGTAAATTTGGTACTCTAGACCAACCATCAGTTTTCGATAATGACAACGATTGGGAAATTAAAAATAGAGGTGAATTATATAAGTTCAATACTAATATTACTTACATGTCTGTTCCAGATAGAAGTTTACACTTACTATTCTCAATTGGTGTTACAATGAGTGAAAATGAATACATTGCTATCAAAACACATGATGGAATGTATGACGATGCAAATAAGTCTTACTTACTATCTTATATGCCTGAAACTAAACCACGTTCATCTTTGCTTTATGTTTTACATCAGGCAGATATGATGGCGGCTCGTATTGAATACGAAACAGAGTGGTTACCAAAATTAATGAGTGGTAAGTCTTCAAAACCAGCTCCTAAAAAAGAATTTGTACTTAACAAATCAGGTCAATCAGCCCAAAAGCAAAAAGCAATGAAAACAATGGGTAATGATAATTTAGCTAACATTTTAAAAAATATATAACATGATTTGGGGAATAATATCTATCCTACTTTGGATAACAACCATTATATTTTACATTATTCGTAATTTACTTATTAAAACAGAGAAATTAGAACGATTAGTAGAAGAAAGAGACATCTACATTAATAATTTAGACGCAGTAATAGAAGATATTACTAAACGTCTTCAAGAAGTTGATAACAAAGGTACATTTGCTAGTGATGATGAAGTAGGATTTTTCTTTAATAGTTTAAAATCGATGTCTGAAACATTAAATACGTATAAAATTAGAAGATAAGAATGGCAAAAAATCCAATAGACGATTTGTTAAAAGACGAAACCGTCGCCCTCACAAAACGAGGAACAGTACGTAAACGTAAACCAAAAGAATCAAACATTTATTTTACTAGTGATACTGAGGAAGCAATTTTAGAATATTTAAGAACTAAAAATCCTACTAAACGTAATGAAATATTTAATAGCAGAATTGATTATGCTTTCCACAAATTAGCGGAAAATATTATTCATACGTTTAAATTTTATTATACAGAAGTAAATACAATTGATGAATTAAAGCATGAAGTAGTAGCGTTTTTACTTGAAAAATTACACTTGTATAAGCAAGAAAAAGGTAAAGCATATTCGTATTTCGGTACAATTGCTAAGCGTTATTTAATTTTATACAATAATGCTAACTATAAGAAGCTAAAGGAAAAAGCTGCTGTAGATGAAATAGATGAAGATAAGTCTATTTTAATCGAGCTTACAAACGAGGAAACAAATAATACTTCACTAAATGCATTTGTCGACTATTTTGTAAAGTATGTTGATAAACATTTATTTGAACTATTCCCTAAAGATGATGATGCTCGTACAGCTGATGCCGTTGTTGAATTATTTAGAAAACGTGAAAATTTAGACATATTCAATAAAAAAGGTATATACATTTATATCAGGGAAATAACGGATCAATCAACCCCTCAAATTACTAAGGTAATTAAACGTTTAAAATCTATATACAAACAGTTATTTTCTGAATATCTAGAACATGGGTATGTTAAAATATAACGAAAAGTCCTATAAACTTATATTTATTGACAAATACGTTTATGGATTTTAATCAAGTAACACTGTTCGGGAATAAAACATTCGCCGACTTACTTAAGGAAATATATACTAATTCTAAGGATAAGGAAAAACAAATTTCTGCTCTAATTCAGGGTTTGAAACCGTTGATCGAAACTCCAGGCGATGCAACCCTCATTGTTCCATTGATTAAAGAATATATGGAAATTGCTGTTAAAAACGATGAAGCCTTAATTAAAATGGCCGGTATCGTTCAACGTGCTATGATGAATGCGGGAGCAAACGAGGATTTACTTTTAAGTGACGCTGATAAGGAAATGTTATTTAAGAGTTTAGATGATTTAGGTTCAAATGTTAAACAAACTGAAATAAAAGAAGCAGATGGCGTTAGGTCCTAACTTTGGTAATGTTGTAGGTGGTGAAGCATCTGGTAAAGGTGGTGGTGGTACTACGTCGTACTTCCCCGCTCGTGTTAAAGAGGTAGTTACTAGTGATTCAACAGATCCTAAATCTTTATTCGTACAGAATGGAGGTTGGGCATCTCTTGGTTTTATATCATTTCACCCACTATTTGGTCCTGTTGATGGTAACGATAAAGGTAACTTAATTGCTAAACCTTTATTTGGTAATTTTACCCAAATTCCATTAGTAAATGAAATAGTATTAATACTTCAGGCACCCAACATTTTAAATGACGATCCCCAATCCCAACAATTCTATTATTTAACTACAGTTAATATATGGAATAGTTCCCACCATAATGGATTCCCTGATTTACAAAACTTATCTGCAAACACTAAGCAAACAATGCTTGCTGATTATAGTAAGGTAAGAGCAGGGGTAAAAATTAATCCTAGTAATGAAATTAAACAATTAAATCTAGGAACTAAATTTATTGAAGATCCTTCTAAAGCAAGAAACTTAATCCCTCAACAGGGTGATATGATTGTAAGTGGTCGCTTTGGTAATAGCATTCGCTTATCACATACTGCTAAAACAGATAAATCATCAAAAGCTTTAAATACATGGAGTGTATCTGGAAGTAATACTGATCCAATTACTATTATTCGTAATGGTCAACGAGAATTACCACCATCACTTCCTAAATGGTTACCAACAACTGAAGACATTAACTTAGATGATTCTTCTATTTGGTTAACTAGTGGTCAAGAAATTAAAATTGATTTTGCTTCAAAAAATCTACGTTCATATAAGATGGCAACATCAACACCTGCTGCTGATGTAGTAAATGTTCCTAATATTATTATTCAACCTCAAACAGTAGATGCTAAAAATGCAGATAAAGAATTATTAGACGAAGCACAAAATAAACAAAAAGCAACTACTCAAGCTGCTTCAGATGTTGCTGCAAAAAATAATACCGCTACAGCAAATGGTACTGCTGTTTTGATTGGTAGCTCTGGAACATCAGGTACTCAACAAGTTACTCCTCAACGTTATGTTTATGACATTCAACAAGTTGGTCCTAGTAAGTTTATTGTAGTATATGAAAATGTGGTCACACCACCATTAACTATTTCTGTTAAAAAATCTATATATACTGGACCAGGTGTAAATTTATCTACTCCAAACGCTGAATTGATAACAAAAGCAAAATCAGAATTATTTCTTAAATTAGGACCTGCAATAAACGGTATGCAACCAGTAAATACAGGAACTCCTACAGCAACAAATCAAGCTGTTTCTGAAGCTAAAGGTTCATCTGGTACTGCAGGTAATGCTCCTGTAGAAACACCAGCAGCATCAGGATCTAAAGATAATCCTCTTACTACAAAACAATTACAAGATGTGGGAATGCCTGGTGAAGAAGTTAATAGTGTTGTTTACCAAACAGATTATGCTGAAACAGAAACAGTAACTGACGTTGCTGTATCTGCTGCTCAAGCAAAAGAAATTGAAAA